CCCGTACACAAAGTGTTACGGGTTTTAACAATTTACGCCCGGGCGCGGGTGCGCGGGCGCAAGGAAATATGGAATTTGAGGTCACTGGAGGCCGATAATTGGGAAAAAGAGGTCCAGCGAGGAAGCCCGGGAAGGACTCCGGGAGCTGGCGGGGCGACCGGGCGGAGAAGCCGCCCTCGCCCAAGGCAGGTAAACCGACTTGCCCTCGCTGGCTCAGCAAAAAGGCGAAGGAGTACTTCCGCGGCGTCCTCAAAATCCTAGATGGGACCGGCGTGGTGACTGTGGCCGACGGCCATGCGCTCGCGCGGCTCTGTCAGGCCTGGGAACGGTACGAGGACCTCGAGGCAACGATCCAGGAAGAGGGCGTGACATTCAGTTTCGTAACCCGCGGCGGCGACACCATTACGAAGCCGCGGCCCGAAGTGATTATGCAGGATAAAACCATGGCCCAGATCATCCGACTCGAAGCTCAATTCGGATTGACCCCCTCGGCCCGCGCGAGCCTGGCAGTCCTGCCGCCGAAAGAAGAGAAGAACACAGCCGATAGATTCTTTGCCCCGAAGTTGAAAAAGGTCCAGTAGAAATGGCCCGGAAACCACGTAGAAAAACGCCCGGCTTTGATTGGCCAAAGGTCGCAGGGTATGATCCCTCGACCGGCGCGACGCGCGTGTACTACGATGAGGACCTCAAGACTCACGTCACAGTCTTCGAAATGGGTTTCGGCGAGCTGGAGTACTACTACGATGCCGAGGCCGGGCAAAGAGTGGTCGACTTCTTCGCGGAGCTACTCGTCCACCAAAAAGGCGAGTGGCAGGGACAACCGATTCTCCTCCAGCCCTGGCAGGACGCCACCGCCCGGAGTGCATTCGGCTGGAAGAACAAGGCGAACGGCTTTCGCCGGTACCGGATTGTCTGGGTTTACGTGCCCCGGAAAAATGGCAAATCAACCCTCTCCTCCGGCTTCGCCCTGTACCTCCTCTTTGCCGACGATGAGCCAGGCGCCGAAGTTTTCTCGGCGGCCGGCGATAAAGAGCAGGCCCTCATGGTCTATGGCCCGGCGACCTACATGGTCGCGGAGGAAGAGGAACTCAATACGCGGTGCCGCGTGTATGAAACCACCAAGCAGATCAAACTCGCCGACGGCTCCTTCTACAAGGCCATCAGCGCCGAGGCCTACAGTAAGCATGGGATGAGTCCGAGCGGTGTTGTCTTTGACGAGGTCCATGTCCAGCCCGACCGCGAGCTCTGGGACGTCCTCCAAACCGGCATGGGTTCCCGGCAGCAACCCCTCACCTTCGCGCTCACCACCGCGGACCACGAACGGCCGTCGCTCTGCAACGAATGGGCCGACTATGCTAAACAAATCCGGGACGGCTACATGATCGACCCCACCTTTTTCCCGGTAATCTTCGAGGCGGAGGAAGAGGATGACTGGGAGTCCGAGGCCACCTGGAAGAAAGCGAATCCGAACTATGGCGTTTCTCTCAAAGCGGCCTACATTCAAGATGAATACATCAAGGCCAAACGGAGTCCCGCATTTGAGAACACGTTCAAGCGGCTGCATCTCAACATCAGGACCCAGCAGGAAACCCGCGTCATTCCCATGGACAAGTGGAAGAAATGCGAGGAATACGAGGAATACGATCTCACGAAGTTCCCGGCCGTCGCCGGCCTGGACCTCTCCCTCTGCGATGACATCACCGCCTATGTCCCTGTCTTCCGGATCCCGGATCCGAAAAAGGGCCGCATCGGACGCGAGGATTACATCTACATCACCGAGCCCATGTTTTGGGTTCCCGAGAACAATCCCCAGGTCGCCCTCCAGTATGCCCCATGGATCAGTGCCGGGTACATCCGCACCACCCGCGGCGATATAATCGATTACAAAAAGGTCCGCAAAGACATCAACACCTTCAACGAAGAGCACGACGTTTGGGAGATCCCCCTCGATCGCTGGAATGCTGCCAAAATGGGGACCGAGCTCGGCGAAGAAGATGGCAACGAACTCGTCGCGTTCGGGCAGGGCTTTGCCAGCATGTCCGAACCCACCAAATATCTGCTTACCCTCGTCCGGAAGGGTCAGCTTGTCCACAATAACAACCCCGTCCTTACCTGGATGGCGTCCAACGCCGCCGGCAGGACGGACGAACAAGACAACATCAAACTCGTCAAGACTACCAAACGCGGAGGCCGGCTCAAGATCGACGGAGTTATCTGTCTGATCATGGCTCTAGGTCGGTGGCTCACCAACCCCTCACCCAAGAAATCCCCATACGCCGAGCGCGGATTGCTCGTCTTCTGAGAGGAAAGCCACCATGGGACTCATCAAAGACTTTTGCCTCGAACTCTTCAGTGCCGACACCGTCGAAGCCAATCAGGACGATGAACGCTGGTGGGACCAAGGCCACGGATTCAGCGTCAGCCCCACCATCGCCGGCGTCAAACTCAATCCCCAGAAGGCCCTCGGTCTGGCCGCCTACTACGCTTGCATCAAGGTGCTCTCCGAGGACATTGCCAAGCTGCCGTTCCAAATCTTCAGCCGCGCCGAGGACAACTCAAAGACAGAGGAGCGCGACAACCCCCTCTGGCCGCTCATCAACCTGCGCCCGAATCCGGACATGACCGCCTTCACTTTTTGGCAGACCCAAGTGTCATACATGGCCGGCTGGGGCGACATGTTCGCCGAGATCGTCCGGAACCGTCTCAAGGAACCCATTGAGCTCTGGCCTATCCATCCGTCCCGCGTCCAGATCAAACGCAATCCCCAAAAGGAGCTCTACTACAGGATCTATCTCAACAACGGCAACGTCGCCGAGCTCACGAAGGAGCGGATGTTCCATGTTCCGAACATGGGCAACGGCGTCCGCGGCTACTCGGTTGCCCACGTCGGGCGCGAGTCCCTCGGCCTGGCCATCGCCGAGCGCGACTTCGGCGCCGCGTACTACGGCAACGGCGTCCACATCGGCGGGATTATTACCGTCCCGGAGGCGCTCGAGGAGCCGGCCCAGAAGCGCATGCGGAAATCGTGGGCGGAAGCGTACGGCGGCGGCCCAAAGAACGCCCACCATGTCGCCGTGCTCGAGCAGGGCGCGTCGTTCGCCGTCCCGAAGATTCCAGTCAGAGACGCGCAGTTCCTCGAAGCCCAGCAGTTCTCCGTCGAGGAAACCTGCCGTTTTTTCCGCATGCCCCCCCACAAGATCCAGCATCTCCTCCGCGCGACCTTCCGAAACGTCGAGCATCAGGATATTGAGTTCGTCAAAGACACGCTCACCCCATGGGCCGTCCGCCTCGAGCAGGGCGTTAATCACACCTTTGACCTCGACGAGCAGGGCCTCTTTTCCGAGTTCATGCTCCAAGCCCTACTCCGCGGCGACGCCAAGGCCCGGGGCGAGATGTACTGGCGCATGTTCCAGATGTCCGCCATCACCCCGAACCAGATCCGCGGCAAAGAGAACATGAACCCATACGTAGGTGGCGACCGCTATTACGTCCAGATGAACATGGTTCCAGTCGACAAAGTCGACGAGATGATCGACGCCCGCAGCATGCCCAAGCAGGTCCAAGAGCCAACGGACGACGACGAGAAGGACGACGACGACGAGAAGGAGGAGAAACGCCAGCAGAGCATGGACCTCTTCCGGCCCATCCTGCAGGACGCCGCTACCCGCATGTTCCGCAAAGAATCGCATGCATTGACGAACGCCGCCGGCAAGGATTCGGAGGTCTTCTCCGACCTCGTCGACCGCTTCTATCCAAACCACGAAACCCAGACCATCGAAGCCCTCACCCCGGGCCTGCAGGCCTTTGCCGATGCCGTCGGCGGCGGCTGGATAGGCTACTCCCACGACCTCGAGAACCAAATCGCCAACATGTTCGCCGTTCACATCGAGGAAGCCCGCGTCCGCTACGGCGTCCAGGACCTCCCCACCATGGTCGCCCGTCTCAAAAACCCCGCGGTCCAAGCCGCGTTCGTTGAGGACCTCTTTGCCCTCTTCCCAGCCACTCCCAAAGAAGTTGTCACTGCCACCTAGAAAGGACTCCATCCAATGAGCGATAAACCGCAATCCAAGTCCATTCACAATTCCAAGTGCTTCGACAGTCACGTCGGCGTCTGGTGTGTCGAGCCCACATGGTTCGGCGAAGCCGTCGCCCACGTCAAGGCCGGCAACTGGCCGCTCACCATTCAGTCCACCGAGCCGGAGCCCGAATCCGCCCGCGGCCGCGAGCAGGATCCCTATTACCGGACGTCGATCGTTGACGGCGTCGCCGTCATCGACTTCAAGGGCTTCATGATGAAGGGCAACAGCAAGTATTCCGGCAACGTCTCCACCGTCAAGATCCGCCAGTCCCTCCGCGCATTGGCCGAAGACAAAGGCGTCAATGCCATCATGCTCAAGATCGAGTCCCCCGGCGGCCATTCCGCCGGCACCAAGGAACTCGCGGACGAGGTCAAGGCCGTCGACGCCAAGAAGCCCGTCTACGCCCACATCGAAGACCAAGGCGCGTCCGCCGCCTACTGGGTGGCCAGCCAGGCCAGGCGCATCACCGCCAACGCCCCCGGCTGGATCGGTTCTATCGGAACCTTCGCCGTCCTGCAGGACGCCTCCGGGCTCTACGAGACGGCCGGCGTCAAGGTCCACGTCGTCTCGACCGGCAAGTATAAAGGCGCCGGCATCGAAGGTACCGAGATCACCCCAGACCAGCTCGCCTACGTCCAGGATCTCGTCAACGGCCTCAACGGGTTCTTCCTCGAGGCCATCGGCACCGGGCGCAACCTCTCCCAGTCCCGCATCAGGGAAGTCTCCGACGGGCGCGTCCACTCTGCCGAAGCCGCCGTCAAGCTCGGGCTCATCGACGCCGTCAAGTCCTTCGACGAAGCCATGCAGGACGCCACGCCACCCCAAAATCTGAATGCCAACGCCGGCGCCCGTGTGCGCCGCGCGAGGTTCTAAGGAGCCCCATGAAAAACCCAGCCATCAAAGCCACCCTCCCCGTCGACGTCTCGGACCCGGAGGACGACATCGTCCGGAAAAACGTTCACGTCGAGCTGCAGCAGCTCCAGTACAAACGCTACCCCCGGCACACCGTCCAAATCAGCCTCGCCCTCTTCAAGAAGCCCGGGGACGTTGCCGAGCGCAAGCACTACCATATCTTCCAGGTCATTCTCCACGATGAGGAAGTCGTCCCGGCCCTCGACAAGAACGGCAACCTCACCAAGAATTCCGCCAGTGCTTTCGTTCGTGAGCATGTCTCGGTCGTCAAGAACGGCGTCGAGGTGGCCTCCGTTGTCCCCGCTCCAGACGAACGTCAACCCGGCACTCCCCCGGAAATGCCCAAACCCAAAAGGAAGGAAGCGCGTACTGATGAGTGACCAAAACAAAGACACCCCGCCGGAGGACAAAGACAAGAGCAAGGCCGCCCTCTGCAAAAAGTGGGAGATCGACAACCCCGACGATCTCGACCCCAAAGGCGCCAAGTGCATCGTGTGTGGCAAACCCTTTGTCAAGGGCGAAGAGCAACACCAGCAAACCGCCGCGGTTGGCGACATCAGTAGTATCGGTCGCCTCGGCGGCTCCATGCTCACCAAGCCCATCTGTCATGAATGCTACCATGCAGAGGTCGGAAAACGGCGGGAGGCGATCGAGAAAGCCCAGAAGTCAACGCCCCAATAGTTTCCGGCAGAACCACCAAACCGCAAACCCCAACAAAGGAGGCCGCAAGTGCGCTTCTGGACCCTTGGTCTCGTCGTCATGCTGATCGCATTGCTGATCGGCGTGGCCGCACTCCAGTACCACCCCAAAGACAAGAACCTCTCAACCATCAATGTGGAGGCAACGGCGAGGATCCTGCCGCTTACCATCGAGGCGCCGGCCATCCCGGTCGACGTCGGTGAGCAGCTCTATGCTCACGCCCTCCAGCCAAACCCAAGACCTATACATCGGATGAACGTTGTCGAGGCCAACGCGCGTTCCGGGCCCAATGCTAGGGAGTCGGCACGTCAGCACCACACGAACGCAACCACCAACTGGCGACATCCCATCAAGGGCAGTTAGCTTTTGCTCGGGCCGGCCTTGCGGTCGGCCCGGGCACCAATGAGTCTCATCATCCAAAACGTCAAAGGCACCTGGGTCTACACCAGGCGGCTCAAGTACCGCGGGGCCGATCAAGACGATTATTTCATCGAGATCACCGGCCTCGGCAACAGCCCCGCGGCCGCCGCGGACGATTACGTCGCCGACCTCACGCGAATCAACACACTACTCACAGATCATCTGGCCGGCCTACGCCAGGAGATTCTCAGCAGCCATCTAGCCTCAGAAAACTAACCAGCGGAAGGACTCACACCATGGCCAAGAAACAATCACCGTTCGACTTTCACTTTCAGAGCATGGATGGCGTCGCCATCTACAACCCGGGCGGCAAGCCGCACACCGTTCGCGGAGTCATGTGTACCCTCGCTCTCAACAAGAAAGCCAGTGCCGGCCCGGAAAAGCTCCGACTCCTGGCTTTGGGCCAGAAAATCATGGAGATCCAGACCGCCCGGGATCTCAGCCCGCAAGAGCGCGTTGAGCTCCTCCACGAAGCCGAGCAGCACAGCAGTAACCTCGAATATGGCAAGGTCGCCGAGTTGCTGGACATCAAAGACACCATCGAGCCCGGCGCCCAAGAATGACCGAGCAAGACTACATGCTCGTCGCGGATATCGGGCGCCTGCGAATCATCGTCGACGCCCTCCGCACCCTCACCCCCGGGCACGGGGCCTTTGCCGATGGCGAGTATAATATCGCCGTCGGCCTCGCCCAGAAGATGCTGGACGAGTGTCATAAAGCCGTACAGTCCATGGAATTAACGCCAGATATGCCCGTCGGCAGCTCCGAAACCGTCCTCACCGATATCCGCGAGCTTGTCCGCGACCTACCTATCCGCAGTTCCGGGAAAGAACTTCACGCCCAAATCCTCGAATATCTCGATGAACTTTGCCCACCGGAACCAGAACCGGAACCCGATGCACAAGAATCTCTGGAAAATTAGGCCATTTCTCTTGACATTGCAGTCGAGATAAACTAAACTGACATTATTGACGGCGCCGAGTCGCCGAAAAAGGCAAATTTTCGCCTACCGAGTTTAGGCGCGCAATTCCCCACAAGTCCGGCCGCCGGGGACGCGCGCCTTTGCTGTAGGCTAAACGCTTACCGAGATAAGCCCGCTGAGCCGCTTCTCAGCGGGCTTTTTGTGTCTCGGCCAAACTGCAGGAGAGTAAAATGCCAGACCTCGCAACACTCATGTTGGCAGAAGTCGACGCCGCCGATGAGATCCTCAAGAGCGCCGTTGATGACGGCGGCCGGCCCATGACCGAGGACGAAACCAAGACTTTCAACGACCACCTGGGCAAGGCTGAGGGGATCAAAAAGTCCATCGAGGCCAAGGAAGCTCTGGAGTCGAAACGCGCCTTTCTGAAGACCGAGACCCCCGGCGCCGTCAGCCAGGACGCCGCGGACATCCTGCCCTCCACTCCCGCGGCCGCCGATGCCGCCGGGCACGTCTACACCAAGGAGGAGATTGACCCCAGCTGTGGCTTCAGTTCGCTCGGCGAGTTCGCCCGGGCCGTTCACAAGGCTGTTGCCCCGGGCCGCGTCCCCGTCATGGACGCCCGCCTCGTCAAGATTCGGGAGCTCAGCGACGCCGGCATCCTGGATCCCCAGTCCGCCGCCACCGACCCCCACGTCGAAACCGGGTCCGAAGAGGGTGAGGGCTGGATGGTCCCGCCCACGTACAAGGCCCAGGTCTGGAATGCCATCAACGAAGGCGAAGACATCTTCAATTATGTCACGCCCGAGCCGACCGAGCGCAACGAGGTCCAGCAGCCCACGGATGAGACGACCCCTTGGGGCTCGGCCGGGATCCAGGCCTACTGGGGCCAGGAAGCCGCGCAGTTCACGCATTCCAAGCTCGACACGAAGCAAGTCACCGTCCGCCTCAACAAGCTGCACGCCTTCACCTCCGCCTCCGACGAGGTCCTGGAAGACGCCCCGCGGTTGAACAACCGCCTTTCAGTCAAGGCGCCCCAGGCCATCCTGTATAAGGCGTCGGATGCCTACGTGAACGGTAACGGTGTCGGGCGCCCGCTCGGCTGGATGCAGGCAAACTGCCTCGTCTCCGTCACCCGGTCTGCGGCGAACGTTGTCGCCGCAACGGACGTGTTCACCATGTTCAGCCGCCTGATGGGTGTCAACGGCTTCTGGATCGTCCACAAGTCCGTCCTCCCGCAGTTCGGCGTCATGACGATCGGTAACCAGCCGATCTACACGCCCCCGCGCGAGGGCATCAAGGAAGCCCCGGGTGGGTTCCTGCTCGGGATGCCCGTCAAGTACTCGGAGCATTGCCAGGGGCTCGGCACCACCGGCGACATTCAGCTCGTCAACTCCATCGGGTATGCCGGTTACCGCAAGCAGGCCGGCATCAAGTTCCAAAGTTCCATCCACCTCTACTTCGACTACGACAAGACCGCCTTTCGGTGGACCTTCCGCATTGGCGGAGCGCCGTACCTCAGTGCCGCGATCGCGTCCGACAACGGGAGCCTCTCCTACTCGCACTTCATCGTCCTCACGTAGAATCCGAACGCCCAAGTCCGGGCCTCCGGGCCCGGCCTGATTGAATCACGGACTGATCATCCTCACGATCACAAAGGAGCCTAAAAATGCCAAACGAAAACCTCCTCGCGAGTCAGGAAGCCGGCGTCGTCGGTATTGTCGATCCGGATGCCTACAACGCCGGGTTCTACGGGACGGACTGGATCCCCATGGCCAGCTTCGGGCGCCTGCAGGGCATCATCCAGGTCGGCGACATGGTCGCCACCTCCACGGTCGACGCCCTCTTCCAGCAGGCCACGGACAATGCTGGGACCGGCAAGAAGACCATCTCCGGCAAGGCCATCACCCAGCTCACCCAGGCGGGCGGCGACGACAACAAACAGGCCGTCATCGATCTGATGGAAGCCGAGATGGACGTCAACAACAACTTTGACTTCGCCCGCCTCTACGTCATCGTCGGCACCGCCGCAAGTGATTTGGCCGCGCTGGTCATGGGCCAGAGCCCCAAGTACGGGGACGCCTCCGATAACGACCTCGCGTCCGTCGCCGAAATCATTCCCTAATCCATGGGGGCTAGAGGCCCCCTGATCGATTCAGCCAGAGTTGCCCATGAGGGTCACGGATGCCGCAGGTACTCAACTATGGTCTTACGCTTGTCACCCCGCCAGCAGAGGAGCCGCTCAGTACGGCGGAGCTCAAACTGTGGTTGCGGGTAACTCATAGCGAGGATGATGCCCTCATCGACGCTCTGGGGGAGGGCTCCCGGGACTATGCCGAGGCCTACACCCGGCGGCAGTTTGTAACTGCCACCTACGACCACAAGCAGGACAAGTGGGAAAAGGCAATTCACCTGCCGAAGCCCCCTTTGTCCTCAGTCACCTCCATCACGTATCTCGACACGGACGGCACCGAGCAAATCCTCGCCTCAGCCGCTTACCGCGTCAACGTCGAGGGCATCGTCGGTCGCATTACTCCGGCCTATGGCTACACCTGGCCCGCCGTCTACCCCGTCACCTATCCCATCACCATCCGTTTCCTTGCCGGCTACGGCCTGGCCGTAGCCGTCCCCGAGGGCATCAAGACCGCCATCAAAATGCTCGTTGCCGATCTAAACGAACACCGCGAGCACCAACTCGAGACCCGCGTCCAGCAGAACCGCACCGCCCGCCGCCTGCTCGACCGCTTCCGCGTCATGGAGGCATAATGGAAATCGGCAAGCTCCGACATCCCATCAAACTCCAGGAAGGCACGCCATCCCGCGAGACCGACGGCGGCCAGGCCCTCGCTTTTGCGGACGCGGACGACGTCTGGGCTGCAATCAAGCCGGTCGCCGGCGACGAGACCCTCGAATCCGCCAAAGTCCGGGCGGACGTCACCCATTTCATCAAGGTCCGTTATAGCTCCGCCATCACCCCCCTCAAGCGGTTCCGTTGGGGCACTCGCATATTCAACATCGTCTGGGTTCAAGAGAAAGACGAGCGCACCATCACAATGATCTGCCAGTGCATCGAGGAGGTGGCCTAATGGCTCGGAGTTTCCAACACCTTGAGATCACCGGCACCAAGAAGATAATGCGCCGGCTCAATCGCCTCAGCACCACCCACCGCAACCGCGTACTCCGGCCCGCCGTCAACGCGGCCCTCACCCCATTCCGCCGGGCCGCCGCCGCCAAGGCCCCCGTCCGTCAGCTCAAATACACGCCCCCAGGCGTCATCCCCGGGACTCTCAAGAAGTCCCTCACCAAGAAGGTCAAAGTCTTCCGCAGCTCCGGCACCGTCCTCGGCCTTATGGGCCCCTCCAAGGCCCGCGCCCGCACCTTCATAACGCCCGCCGGTCCAATCCTCGTCGACCCCGCCCGCTATGCCCACCTCGTCGAGTTCGGCCACGGTGGACCCCGACCGGCCAGGGCCTATCCGTTCATGCGCCCAGCCTATGACTCCCAAAGAAGCGCCGCCCAGGCCATACTCGCCGCAAAACTCAGATCCGGCATCCGGAGACTCGCCAAGTCAGTATGAAGACCGCCCTCTATGAATACCTCCAGTCAAAGGCCACCATCACCGCAAAGGTTGGAGCCGGAGCCGACTGCCGCATCTATCCCGGGGCTGCCCCGGAGGGAGCCGTTACTCCGTACATCGCGTACTATGTCGTCTCCCATGTCGAACACGATTCCCTCTCGGCCCACGACGGCTGTGCCACCGATCG